GACGTAAGCTTTTATTGTTTGGCGGGAAGCCAAAACTCATCTTCGACGATTTTGACACGATGACAGTTGGGAGTTTGAAAAGCTCCCTGTCCTCTGAGTAGCTCAAACGTGTACATTTCGTAAGGCGAGAGCTTCATGACTTCAATGAGGTACCATCTGTTGTGCCACTTTCGTTTCACAAGGGTATTGTATAGTCTCCACGTTGAGTCGAAGCGAAACCATGTCTGCTTAAATTCAGCAGCTGGTTTCTTTGGGTGTTGAGAGTGAGGCAGGTACCAACTCCAGAAGGTGTTGGAAGAACTCTCTTCGATTTTCTGGCGTTTTGGCTCGCTTTCTGGATGACCTTCCATGTTTTGGTAATTAATTTTCTGAATTAATTAGTTCAAAAGGGAAACTTCCCTCACCTAAAGGGAACTTTCCCTTGTGAGAATAAACTCGTACTCTAATTAATTTCTCGCCGATTTACTTTAATCGTAGTAACGAAGACGAGCAATTCCAATGATTGCTGCAGTAACGGTGCTGGTGTTGTTGATGGACCTGAAGTACACATAGAGGGCACCAGTTGAGATGTCAGTGATGGTCATGGGATTACTCTGGCCAGAGAAAACAGTGTCAAGGCCCTTGAGCTTCACAAACTCATCAAAGGGTACGACGTTGACTTGAGTGGGTGCCGAGCCGAAGGCTGGCACATTACTCTGGTCATTGTCAATACAGACATCACGAATAACTCGGAAACGCTCCATGTTGTCATAACGGAGGGGGTCCGTTATGCTGATGGTGGCTTCAGTTCCTGTCTGAACTGTGGTTCCAAAGACCGTGTCGAAGGCCGGGATCGCGGCGCCAGACGGTTGTCTGTCGTACACCACCACCATACGAACGAATGTGTCTGAGCAAGCACCAGTTGCAAAGGTCGGAGTAAGTTGGAAGGTCACTGAACCGACCAGTCGAAGGGACTTGAGGTTGACCTTCTTTCCAACGCGATTCCAACTGCCGGTTCCGGCTTGGATCAAGTTGAGGACAGTACATCCTGCGTTGGTGGAAGTGGTGGCAATAACAGGTGAATATGCAAGGTCAGTGTCCATGCCCTTGATTTCACCTGCTCGGGCCATGGGCCGAGGCACTCGTTGTGGAGCAGGATAGGAACGAGTGGGATAGTCAATACCCTCCATAGGTGAACGTTGACGAGCATAGTAGGCTGCAGTTGCCCTGTCAGCAGCTCTCATCATGGCGACGTCGGAGCGACGTCCTGCCTTGCTCTTGGAGTAGGATGTATACTTCACAGGTGCCATGTGATGTTCTTAATCGGATGCGAATTAATTCTGCTGCGCGAATTTATTCCTTTTTAGGCATCGCAAAACGCAGGGAGACTCGCGCCTAATGGTTGGCGCACATTTTCTAGGAAGTTAAAATGGAACACCTTCCGGAGGAGCAATTTGCTGATGCTGATTCAGGTCCAGAATCTGAGGATTCATCAGAACTTGATTCACATTCAATTGATTCAGATGGGGTAGAGGCCATGGAAGGTTACCCTTCTTAATAACATAGCCCTCCTTGGTGAAGAGAATGACGTTATCGATCCGGCGATCGAACGCTTGCCAACGGTCAAGCTCGGCAAAAACCTTTGGATACCATTCGTTGGGTGCACGGTTCGAGGTAAACACGATGTTCCTTGCCAGGAGTTGATGGAAAGCGCCTTTGGTATGGACCTCCATGGGGTACCGATCACAAACCCGAAGCCAGGTTGTGTACGGCATCTGACCATAGAAGTCGTCAAAAACGACAGTCTGGTGGACGTCGGGACGATAGTCCCCAAAGAAAAACTGACCCCCCTTCACAGGGTAGTCGGCCTGCACGTAGGGCGAAGGGCCCAGCATGGCGTAACGAGTTTTTCCAGAACCTGGAACGCCGTAAAACACTGAAACGACAGGCTTCCAGTCGCGAACTTGAGAGTAAAAACTAGCAAGCGCTTCCATTCCTCTTTGCATTCCCATGTAATGCGTAGGGTAGGTTTCAATAGCAGCGCAGAGTCCACGACGCTTGATGGTCTGAACAACGCTCCAAAGCTTCTCACCAGCTGGGGCTGAGATGGTGCCTGACTCAAAAATGAGTTGAGGCCTCGGCGTCCCGGCAGCCTTAACGCAATGGTCACATTCACATCCATCTTCAGGTTTCTTGCAGTAGTGGGCTGCCTGGTACGCCGAGCCGCGTCTTGGTTCCCAATGAGCACGTTTGTGGCAATCCTTTTTGAGTTGTTTCAACCTCATTTCTTTTGGAAATTGCACGAAGCCTTGGAGATGGGGCGTTCCCTCATCTCCAACTTCGAGCTGAACTACAAGGTAGTTGAAAATCCATGACTTGACTCGGTCAAGGTCCCCCGGTCGGCCAGGGTGTGACCGAACGGGGTTGTTGATAGTAAAACACCAGTCCTTACATTTTGGAGGTGCTCGAGGCATTGTTCGTATTGGGTGGTTGGGGGGGTGGGCTGGGTAATACTGCGCCAGCCCCCCCGCCACTTTTTCGTCAAACGAAAAATGTCACCGCGCATAAAGGCGGTTTCTGCTTTGCGTGGTAAATTAGTCGGCGCGCGGTCTCGTTTTTTTAAAAGGTTGTTTGTGGTGGCGGCGGAGTTTATTATTGATTAGAGGTCAATAATAAGTCCTTCAGACTTCCACTTAGCGATGGCTCGCTTGGTTTCGTGATGCCAAAGCATTGAGGCAGCTCGGTAATCAAAGTCGTCCTCAAACTCTTCCTTTCGGGGGTAAGGAAATCTCTCCACGAGCTTGGCCCAAGTCACGACGGCTGGTGGAGCCTTGTGAACTGGGGCTGATGGTGGCGGCGTCCCTCCTTGGGTAGGGACTTCATCGGCTGTGTCCGTACGGCCAAGCCTCATGTTAAAGATTCTTCCCTTTCGGTAGAATTCCACAGTCTTAGCTTTTTGAATTAAACCGGCCTGGTCACGTTGAGCTTCTTCATCGTAGTTCCCCTCACGAGTAATCCAGTAGTGGGCAGTCTCTGGTCTCATTCCATTATAACACAGAAACCTCATCAGGTAGTACCGCTCATTTCGAGCTTTTTGTACTTTTAACATGTATTCCTTCGCAATGGGAGGCCATTTCGAGAAGGGAAAGAAGAGGTCTCCCTCTTCGAGATCAGCAAGAAATTGCTTGGAAAGCGACATTTAATGACGTAAGCTTTTATTGTTTGGCGGGAAGCCAAAACTCATCTTCGACGATTTTGACACGATGACAGTTGGGAGTTTGAAAAGCTCCCTGTCCTCTGAGTAGCTCAAACGTGTACATTTCGT